ATGAGCGCCGTCGCCTACATCGGCTGCCTGAGCGGGGCCTGCATTTGCGTCGCATTCGGCCTCGTGCGCATTGGCTCTTGGGTAATCGACCACAGGGAAGAGCAGGGCACCAAGACAATTCGTGAAGCAGCGTTCGTCGCCCAGGCACGCGCCGAGGTGCGCAATGTCTGACGCGCTTTCGTGCATCTCATTTGACCTTTTGGAGCATGGCGACGGCGTTGTCATCGTGTTCTCGCTGCTCATGGCGTGCGTCCTCATTGGCGGGCTGTGGGGCGTCCTCAGCTCGTGGCTCGCCTTGCCTTTGGACCGCGCCTATTGCTGGTTATGGCGGCTCCCTGAATGCAAACCCGGCCGCTGCTACTGTCGACGTACCTGCATCTGTCTGATTCAGGAGCCGCTTGAATGAGCGGCCAATGCAACTTCTGCGGCGAGCCGACCATCTACTTCTTCGCAGGCGGTCTCTGTGCTGCCTGCACAGGCAAAAACGCCCGCATCAAGCTGGAAGGGATGACGCCTGCGCCGCGTCCTGAGCTCGCCGCATTCGATGACGCCATCGGCGTGATGCACGCCTCTGCACGCCGCACCGAGATGGCCTCAGAGGCCATGCAGCGCAATAAGCGCGCATCGGGTGCTTCGCTCAAGTCGTACCTCGCAGCGGCTCCGATCGCGTTGACCCCGGAGGGCCAGCGCGCAGCGCTGGCCCTTGGGCTTGTCCATTACAAAACAAGTGACAACGGGCCGAAGCACGGCCGTCTGTCCATCGAGATCGACCCGCTGCTGGCGCGGGCGCAACGGCTGCGCAAGTCCGTCATTACGAGTGCACGACTTCATGACCAAGAAGCTAAGAAAGGATCGCGCCGTGGCGCGTGGTACATGCTCACGCTCACCTACCGAGACGGAAGCAATAGCGGCCCTCGTGACGTTAGCGAACTTCTTAAGCGCATGCGGGGGCACTTCAATGGAATTGTCTCTCGGGCCAGACGGTTCGCGGGTGAGGTGTTCCGTTATCTATGGGTCGGCGAGCTCACCCAGCGCGGGCGCCCCCACTACCACCTCCTGATCTGGGTGCCCAAGGGCATCTACTTCGGCAAGGTCGATCATCGCGGCTGGTGGCCTCATGGCAGCAGCCAAATCGAAAAGGCGCGTAACGCTGTTGGTTACCTCGCCAAGTACGCATCGAAGTTCACGAGCGTCATTGCCGCTTCGTTTCCCAAGGGTTTCCGCACTCATGGCTGCGGTGGCCTCAACGCAGAATCCCGCCGCGAACTGCGGTGGTGGAAAGCCCCCGTATCGGCACGTGAAGCGCTCGGCGGTGAAGCCGACATCCGCAAGTGCCAGGGCGGCTATTTCGACAAGCTCACCGGGGAGTTCTGGCCGTCCCCATGGAGAGTGACCTTTGCATTCGGCCGGACCATCGCTTGGAAGGTAATCCCACTATGAAAGTCCAGATTCTCACTGAGTCCGTCTCTGTCCGCAGCTTCCCTGCACGCGACGGCAAAGCCGCTGTCAACTTCACCGAGCAAAAGGCCGCTGTCATTCGTGACGGTGACTTCCCGCTGCCGTTCACCATTGGCCTTGATGAAGGTCAGCAGCCGTACAAGGTTGGCACCTACGAGTTGTGCCCCACGTCGCTTCAGAGTGGCAAGTTCGGCGGGCTGGAATTCGGCCGCCGCATCAAGCTCCTTACCCCATCACCCACGCCCGGCGCTGCGCCGGTCAAGGCATAACCCATGGCCGTGCTGATGCCCGCGTGCTTAGAAGCGAACTTCGACGCCACGACGGGCACCTGCACGGCGGTGGTCTGGATTCCTCAGCCGTCACTACTGCCGGAGCTGCCGGTTGAGGATGCGCAGTTGATAGGGGCAAAGATCGCGCTCCTGTGGGCTGCGGCGTACGCGTTCCGGCTCATTCGCAAGTCCATCTATCACTAGGAGTAACACATGAAGAAGTTCATCAATTCCCTGAAGGGCAAGACTGCCGCCCTGGTCGCCACCGGATCCACCGCGATGCTCGCACTCCCGGCCATGGCCTCGGGCGGCGGCGGCGGTGTGGACGTGGGCGGCGTGGTCAGCGCCATCGAATCGGCCAAGTCCTCGGTTGCCGAGATCGGCGCTGCCGTGATCCTCGTGTTCGTCGGCATCGCCGTCTACAAGTGGGTGCGCCGCGCCCTGTAATAACCACCGGCGGGCAGGGCCGACTCCCTCCCGCCGGTCTCTTGGGACGCGCCACAACGGGGCAGGGGACGTGTTATGGAAGGCTGGATCTGGCTCGGCGCATGGCTGGTCGCCTGCGCAATCATCTTCGTGGACTTCAGCTGATGCGCGCCGCACTGCGCGTCATGCTCACACTCTTCATTCTCGCCGGTGCCTATACCGGTGGTGGCGCTGGCATCGACCGCGCACAGGCTGCACAGCAGTGCGCCTATCCCACTGGGGGATACCTCAACTGCGATCAAGGCATGGCGTACGCCGAATGCGCCGTCGCTCTGTCTGACACGCGCGCATGGCTTGCTGCCAACCCCGCAGGCTCAAACGCTGGCGGTCCAGGCTACATCGTTGAGGCGTGCACTCCCGGAACTCAGGGATCGACGCTCCGAACATTTGAGTGCAGCTATAAGGGCTATGGTGCAGGTTCAACGGTCCATTGCAGGGGCTTCATTTCCCAGGTGTCTGCATACCCCGTTGCCAACACCTGCGCAAAGCGCGAGGCATACACCGGTGCCGGCCCATGGTCCTCGGGCGGCAAAGCGCGCAACGGCAGCATGGGCTGTCAAAAGGGGTGCGACGGCGTGTGGTATAGCAACTCCGACGGCAGCATGACGTTCAACACTACCGGGGACACGTGCAAGGAAGACGAGAAGGGCACGTGCGAACACATGGGCGAGGGCTTCTACTGGAACGCCCTGCTCAAGGTCTGCGAACCGCCTGAGGGCAAGTGCCCCGGAAACAGCAAGGCCAACTCACTCGGCCAATGCGAGCCGGAACCGTGCCCCGATGGCAAGGTTCTTCAGCAGGACGGCACCTGCAAAACAAAAGAGAGCGAGTGCCCCGCAGGCAACATCAAATCGCCTGACGGCAAGTGCCTGCCCGGTGAGGGTCAGTGCGCCCAGGGCGAGGCGCGCGGAAAGGATGGCACCTGTAAAAAGGACTCTGACGGCGACGGCCAACCCGATGAGGAAAGCGGCGAGCCGGGCGAAAAAGAGCCTGATTCCTTTTCCGGTGGCGACGACTGCAAAACCCCTCCATCGTGCAGTGGGTCGGCTATCCTCTGCGGTCAAGCACGGATCCAGTGGCGCATTGATTGCAACACTCGTAGGAACCGCAACATCGCGGGCGGCCAGTGCAACACACCGCCTATCTGCACCGGCGACAAGTGCGACGCCATGGAGTACTCATCGCTCCTGATGCAGTGGCGCACCGCGTGCGCACTAGAAAAGGCCTCTGGCGGCTCTGGTGATGGTGGTGACCTGGCTGCTATTCGCAACGCTCTGACAGGCACCGGCGGCAGCGTCAATCCCGGCACCTTGCCCGGTTCCGATGCATGGGTCACCGGCTCCGGCCAGCCCACCAAACCCAACACGGCCGGTTACGGCTGGAGCGGCTCTTGCCCCGCCATTCCTGCTGTCAGCTTCATGGGCACCAGCATCCAAATCGACGCCACCCCGATATGCAACTGGCTGTCCCTCGGCTCATTTTTCGTGATGGGCCTCGCCGCCCTCGGCTCCCTCCGGATCGTTGCCTCTAAGGACTCCTGATGCCACTGTTCATCGCCTCGCTGCTCTCCGGCCTCGCAGCTATCTTTCGTTCTCAGATCGGCACATGGATCGTTACCGCAATGGCGTGGCTTGGCATCGCCTGGGCAACGCACGAGTTCGCCGTCCAGCCATGGATTGACAACATGCAGTCCAAGATCGGCGGCGGCGCCCCGGGTGGCCAGTGGGGCGCCGTACTCATTGCTTACGCGGGCATGATGAAGTTCGATCAGGCCTGCACCATGATCGCTTCGGCAGTCGTGACGAAGTTCGGCGTCAATGCCGCACGCGCCGTGCTGGTCCGGAGGACCTAACGTGCCTATCGAGATCTTTACCGGCCAGCCCGGCAACGGCAAAACCGCGCTCATGATGGAGCGCCTATTGAAGGAATCGAAGGACGGCACACGCCCGTTGTTCGCCGCCGGTATCGACGGGTTGCAGCCGGGACTTGCCACAGCGCTTGATGACGCCCGCGAGTGGAATGCCAAGGACGCCGAAGGCAACTACATCGTGCCAGATGGCTCGCTCATTTTTGTCGATGAGGCATGGAAGTGGTTCGGCCATCTGCACGATGCAACCAAGCAGGCCACCCCAAAGCACGTACTCGACTTGGCAGAGCATCGCCATCGCGGCCTGGACTTCGTATGGACGCTTCAGCAGCCCAATCAGCTGTATCCGTTCGTGCGTGGCCTTATCGGATCGCACTCGCACGTGGTGCGCCGATTCGGCACCAAATTCATCGACGTTTTCCGGTGGGGCGAGTTGCAGGAGGACATTAAATCGTCCGGCAAACGTGAGCTTGCCCAGCGCACTACGCGACTGCTTCCGTCGGCCAGTTTCGGCAGCTACAAGTCGGCCGAAGTGCACACCATCAAGGCCAAGCTCCCCCTCAAGCTCATGGCGTTGCCCGTTATCGTCGTCGTGGCTATCTACCTCGCGTGGGCTGCATGGACGCGCCTCGATGAAGACGGAAAATCGCCCATCGGTGCGGGGGCCGGCCAGCAATCCGCAACAGCGGATGCTGGCGGGTCCCCGCAGGGGTTCGGCACACCACAGAAAAGCGAACCGCGCTGGCAGTCGGCGAGTGAGTACGCCAAGGATCACCTTCCTCGCATCGCCACCATGCCCTGGACTGCGCCGGTGTTCGACGAACGTCCGGCGATCAGCGATCCGCTGCTGGTGTGCATGTCATCCGGCCCCGGCCTCGATGGCCTCGGCAACCGTTCTGAAGGCTCCTGCACGTGCGTCACGGAACAGGGCACTTCATACGACATAAGCCAGCCCGAGTGCCGCACGCTCGCGCGTCACGGGCCGGTCTACAACCCGTACCGTCAGCGCAGCGATCAGGCAATGCAGCAGCAACCGCAGATGGCGGTGCAGGGGCAGGGCACCTTGGGCGGCATGAATGGTTCCGTCATTCAGCGCCAGACCCGTTCGCTCGGCACTTTCCCCGAGTCTCAGCCATATGAGACGCAGACCAAGGTTCCAGCCACCACTAGGGACATGTGATGACCAGCGGCGGACGCGAGTTGTTGAAGTGGATCGCGGTGCTACTGATGACCGGCGATCACATTGCCAAGGTGTTCTACGGCGGCGATGTACCGGTCGTCAGCGAGCTGGGGCGGATCGCGTTCCCGGTGTTCGCGCTGGTGATGGCCTACAACCTCGCCGAGCCGGGCGCCGACATAGCCAAATCTGTTCGCCGCCTCGCCATGTGGGCGGCGATCGCGCAACCGGCTCACGCCCTGGCATTCGGGTACTGGATCCCGCTCAACGTGCTTGCTTCCTTCGCCCTCGCCGCGTCGGTGGTGTGGGCCATCAGGGCGGGGCGATGGTGGTTCGTGGCCGGCCTTGCAGGTCCATTGCCGCTGCTGGTGGACTACCAGTGGGCGGGCGTTGCGGTGGTGGTCGCTGGATACGCGCTGCGGCGTCTTCACTTTTCCCCTGCAGGGCTGTGCGTGCTGCTCGGTATAGGCCTGCTGTGCCTCTACAACGGCAACGGCTGGGCGCTGCTGGCTCTGCCGCTCATGTGCCTCGGGTACGCACCGGTAAGCGTGCCGCGCAGCCGCTGGGCGTTCTACGGCTACTATGTCGGCCATCTTGCGTTGTTTGCAGCGTTAGCAGGATTCGCCGGGTAGGTTCTCCCAGCCTCCCTGTATCCGCCGGAAAAGTGTGCCGTTTATGCAACGCAGCTCACGCTTTTCAGTTCGCCTGCCGTGTTCAGCCGATTTAGCCGCGGCCTCAGCGGAGGCCCGCTTGAGGCGAATTTCAGCAAGCATCGCCTCGCGCTCTGCATCAGCGAGTACTTGCGTTGGCGTTGCTGGCTCAGCAATCGCGCTATCGGTGGTTCTGAAACGCTCATTCCACGCTGCTTGGGTCTTTGTGAGCATTTGCACGCCGCCAGCTAACAGGGCCACCAAGGCAACCGCCAGAACGGCAAGCCACGGGAATTCCCACCGGCGTCGTTCGATGGGCGGCAAGTACTCCGGTCGTTCTCGTTCCATGAATCCCCCTAGATCGCGTCCTGCGCGCATTCTAGCCGGGGTGTAGGGGCTGCGCCCCTACGGATACGCCGTCAACCCGCAGACCGCCCGAAGTGCCGGTCTCGGAAGTCGCCCAGGTCTACAACGACGACCTTCACCATCTGGCGCTGACCGGCTTTTTTTTGTCCGGCCTCGGCCTTGCGCCGGGAGGCGAACCCGGCGACCCTGAGTTCCATCTGATCGCGCCACGCAAGCCCGGCAATGCGTTCGGGGGTCATGCGGTCACCGTCAGGGCTGACTAGGTAGTTGCCTCTGACGCTCCAGCCCGCGAAGGGGCCGGTCAGGTACTGGCACATGCATCAATGCTCGCTTTGTCCTTGGAACCTCGGAGAGGCAAGAGCGATGCCAGCAGCAGCTTCAGCAAGTCCGTGTAGTACCTCGCCGCAGCCGCCAGCTCTTTTACATAATATACATTATGCGAAATGGATGATGCGCCGTCTTTTGCTGGTCTGCCTCTCGATGTAGTTCCGCTTCCCTTCCCAAGACCCACGATAGACGAGCCAGCGAGACATGGAGGAAGCCCGGCCGTAGCCGACACAAAACCCCATTCGCACCCCTGGCTACTGCTCCCGGCATCGCTGTTCGCACCCCTGGCTACTGCTCCCGGCATCGCTGCCAGCCGCCTGCAGCAGCATGGACCTGCTCCCATCCATTCGGGAGTTTCCGGAACGCCTGACCGCCGATACATGCTGTTCCCGAACGCTTGGAGTCCTCTGATCCCAAGGGTGGCAGGTTCATCACGCTGTCCGACGGTCCCGGGCGCCCGGCGCGTTGGGCCTCAGCTGACAGAGTACGGGCCTCAACGCGTTCGCAGTAAGCCTTCATGCCGGGATGTGGGTGATTCGGCCACGCCAATTCTTCGCAATTGAACGGCGTGGTGCTCTTCGACATCGAGTTGTAGGCAGCCTTGGGCGCCGGAGGCAACGGCTTGGGTCGGGGACCCGTTGCAGAATGCACTTGCGCCAGCGAAGAGCAGGCAAGCGAAAAAAGCAGCAATCCTGCTGAAATCCTTTTGAGCATGAGCTTCCCCCTGTAGCTGGGGGAAGCTTACCGCTTCAAGCCTGCGCCCGACGCCCTACCCGGCTCGGCCAACGCACGCAGGCACGCAGGCAGGCGCAGAGTCCGGCAGCCCGGCGCCGGTGCCGAAATCAAGCAGACGCTGCGGCCGCAATCTTGATCGACTTCACGTTCACAAACTCCTTCAGACCCTCCGGGCCGTGCTCGCGACCATAGCCGGACGCTTTCACTCCGCCGAACGGAAGCGTTGGCGATGCCACGTCGAAGGTGTTGATGAAGATCATGCCGGTGTCGAAGTACTTGGTGGCCAGCTCCCGGGCACGCTGCACGTCGCGACTGAAGATGCCGCCGCCCAGGCCGTAGCGGCTGTCGTTGGCGATGCGCATCGCATCCTCGTCGTCCTCGGCGCGAATGATGGCCGCAGCAGGGCCGAACAGCTCATCCTCGTAGGCCACCTGCCCCGGCGTCACATCCGCCAGCACCGTGGCCGGATAGAACCAGCCCGTGCGGTCAGGCACTTCGCCGCCAACCACCAGGCGTGACCCCTGGGAGACGCTTTTGGTCACCTGTTCGTGCAGCTTGTCGCGCTGCGCCTTGGAGACCATCGGGCCGAGCTGGGTGTTGCCCGCGTTCGGGTCGCCCATCCGGATCGCTTCGAAGGCCTCTGCATAGGCGCTCACGAAGGCCTCGTAATTCTTCTTTGTCACGATGAAGCGCTTGGCGTTGACGCAGGTCTGCCCGTTGTTGAACAGGCGGCCTTTGACGCAGGTCGCCACCGCCAGCTCCAGGTCCGCGTCGTCCAGCACCAGATAGGCGTCATTCGAGCCCAGCTCAAGCACCGTCTTCTTGAGTGCCGCGCCGGCCTTGGCGGCCACGGTGCGTCCCGCGGCCTCGCTCCCGGTCAGTGTCACCGCGCGCACCAGGTCGTTCTCCACAATGTCATTGGACTGGTCGTGGGTGATCAACAGCACCCCGAACAGCCCCTTGGGCAGCCCGGCGCTTTCGTAGATGTCACGCAGCAGCAGGCCACTCCCGGTGCAGCTCTCGGCATGTTTGAGCAAGACGCCGTTGCCCGCCATCAGGCTGGCGATGGAATAGCGGATGGCCTGGTAGGCCGGGAAGTTCCACGGCTGAATGCCGTAAACCACGCCGATCGGGGCGTGAGTCACAATGCCGGTGGCGCCCTCCACGTCGCGCTCTTCATCGGCCAGGGCGACGGGCCCTTGCTTGGCGGTGTAGTCGCAGATGCTGGCGCACAGCTCGACTTCGGTACGGCTGTCTTCAATGAGCTTGCCGACCTCGTCGGTCATGAGCTGCGCAAACTCTTCCTTGCGCGCACGAAGCGCCTTGGCGATGTCCGCGATGACGTTCGCTCGCTCATCCAGACTGCGCAGACGCCACTGAAGAAATGCGTCATGGCTTGCCTTCACCGTGGCGGCGGCTTCGCCGTCTGACATGTAGGAATAGGTGGCGAGCACTTCTTCGGTCAACGGATTGATGGTCGTGAGTTGCTTGTTTGGCATGGGAAGAGAGGCTTTACGTAGAGGGAAGATCCGTAGAGGGTCGCCGCCGTGCAGTTCCTCCGCTGTGAATTCTTCAACGGAATGCATCACTGGAGGTTCACCGGATCTCATTGTTAGAGTGTGGATTCGGCCTGCTTTGACCAACTCCCTGCATGCGCTCCTGGTTGCGAACAGTCTCAATCACCCTCACTGCTGCATTGGCGACGGCCGCTGTTGCCAGCCTGCTCCAGACCCAGATCAATCTGCATGCCCTTACCCAGCTGGGCCTGGACGTCAGCTGGCCGGCACGGGCCGCAGTCACCGTGGAAGATCTGGCTCGGTTCGGACCTGTAATGTTCAGCTTTTCGCTGGCCGGCGGCGTGCTTGCGTCAGGTCTGCAGCCAATTCTGCGCCGGCTTGGCCTCCATGCCCTGCCCTGCGCACTGCTCGCCGGTGTAGCCGGGCTGGCGGTCGTGCTCGCGCTGCTGCGCAGTGTGATTCCGATGCCGGCGATCGCCGCCATCCGGGAGCTTCCAGGCTACGCCCTGCTCAGCCTGTGTGGGCTGGTGGGCGGCTATGTGAGCTACACGCTGAGGGCGCGTACCGTGCGCGAAACGCACCCCCACGGCGGCGTGGCCTGGCTGTTGCCGGCTGGCCTGGTGCTGCTTCCGCTTGCCTCATTCATGTTGATGCAGCCGACGGCGCAACGTGCACAGCCGCCTGCGGCAGGAGGCTACCAGGTCGCGACCGTCGCCAGCGGCCTTCAGTGGCCGTGGTCGCTGGCGGAACTGCCCGACGGAACGCTGCTCGTCACCGAAATGGCTGGCCGCCTGAAGCTGATTGACCGCGCCGGTGCACGTGTGGACGTCAATCTATCCAAAATGCCCGCGGGCTATCAGCGTGAACGCGTGATCGGCCTGATGGACATTGCGCTATCGCCGGATTTCGACTCCGATCGCCGCGTCTATCTGACGCAGGGTTATCGAGATCAACGCGGCGTGGGTGTTCGGTTGATCCGTGGCGCGCTGGAACGCGTTGGCGATGCGTGGTGCATGGAACAGGTGGAGATTCTTTTCGAATCCACGCCAAAAGCCAGCGACGGCAACAACGGCGGCCGCGTGGCCTTTCTCGACGCGCACACCCTGCTGATGACCGTGGGCGACGGTAGTGCCCGCCGGGAGGAAGCGCAGAATGTGCGCAACTCACTGGGCAAGGTGATGCGCATACATCTCGCGCCTGGCGCGAGCGTGGCGACCCTGTACACCTCCGGGCATCGCAACCCGCAGGGCATCGTGCATGACCCTGTCACAGATTCCATCTATGTCAGCGAACACGGGCCGCGCGGCGGTGACGAGCTCAACCGACTTCGACCGGGCGCAAACTACGGCTGGCCGATGGTCAGTCACGGGATCGACTACCCGTTTGCCCGGGTGAGCCCGTTTACCCGGCACAAGGCGTTCGAGGACCCTGAGGTGATCTGGTCGCCGTCCATCGCGCCCTCCGGTCTTGCCGTGTATCAAGGCGCCCTCTTCAAGGGATGGCAGGGAGATCTGCTGGTGCCTGCATTGCGTGAGCGGAGCATCCGCCGGCTCGTTCGTGACGGTGATCGCGTGGTGCGCCAGGAGCGGCTGCTCGTCGAATTGGGTGAACGGATTCGTGACGTCATGGTCGCTGCAGATGGCTCCGTCTATGCGCTCACCGATGGGGTGGACGGCAAG